CACAGCTACGGCACGCTGGAGGAAGCCGAAAAAAACTGACCCACTCACCGTGGCTATGGCTGATCTATCAGTTGGCCGATCGCTTCGGTGAGCCTGACGTCAGAAAAATTGCAGCCCTCCCGGCCTCCATTATCCAGCACTGGGAGGCGTTCTATTCGCTGGTGGATAAGGCAACGTCCGATACTGCTAACCCGCCCCCTGTCAATCTGTCAGCCCCTGTCGCACCTGATGTTGATGAACAGTGTGCTGCCGTTATGCGAGCGCTCATGTAATGGCCGATGTAGCTACTCTGGCGGTAGCGCTGCACCTAAATTCCGCCAGTTTTAAATCTCAAATTGTCGATTCATTCAGAACGGCAGAAACCGCGTCAAAAAACTTCACGGGCAAGGCGCAGCAGGAAAGCCAGAAAACCACCGAAGCACTGACCCAGATAGGCAATCAGGCGAAGCGCACCGGCGGTCAGCTTAACTCGTTGAGTGGTGCGCTCAGCGCCAGTCAGGGCGGCTTCGAAGGGCTGCGAAGTGTGATCAGCGGTCTGGCCGGTGGGAGTAACATCGCGGTCAGCACGCTGGCCAATACGTTAATTCCGACGCTCGATCGTACTTTCATCGGTTTTAAGGGACTGACTAGCGGCTGGGAAGCCCAACGCGAAGCGGCAAAGGCTGCTGCCCTTGAGTTTAACAAGGCGGCGCAGGGCCAGATTGAACAGGCGCAATCTGCACGCCAGCAGGCTCAGGCGCAGTTTGAAGCTGCCAGACGAACTATTGAGCTTGCAAAGACCCAGCGTGAGGCAGCATTTGCCAGCGATGATTTCTATGGCAAGTTAGCTGATAGTCGAGTCAGCTATGCGGCAGAGCACGCCGCAAACGCCCGCGCCATACGAGAGGCTAACCTTGCGGAGGCCAATGCTAAACAGAAAATGGTGCAGGCATCAAAAGCGGTGCTGGCGGCAGATATTGCTGAGTCCCAGGGCAAAACCAACCTGCTTTCCTCCCTGAACCAAATCAGTGCGGCCAACAAGGAAGTTTCCTTTACGGCGCGCGCGGCAGCGGTCAGCACTAACCTGATGAAAAGTGCGCTGGCCCTGCTAGGTGGCCCGGTAGGCTTAAGCATCATGGCGGCGGTTGCCGGTGCCACGGCATTGTATACCGCGTTCCAAAAAGGGGAGGCAGAGACCAAGGCATATACCGCAGCGCTTCAAAAGTCAGGGCTTCAGGCCATTATGACGGTGAATGATCTGCGCATGCTGGCGATGACGCTCGGCGGCACAGAGAATGCGGTTAAGGCTGTCACCAGCGCCGCCGGCGCAGGATTCGGTGGCAATATGCTGTCGGACATAGCTGAAACCGGCACACGGATGAACGAGCTGGGTATGTCATCCGATGATCTTGTTTCGACGCTATCAAGCCTGAGCGGTGAACCTCTCAAGGCAATGGAGGCGTTGACCAATCAGGGCGTTCAGCTCAACACCACGTTTATCGATCATATCGCCACGTTGTCCAGGCAGGGCAAAACCAGTGAAGCGACGGCGTTACTTCAGCAGAAATACCTTGATGATGTGAAAGCCAAAGTCACCGAGCAGGAGAACAGCGTCAGCGGCTTGGCGTCTATCTGGACGTCGCTGAAAAATGAAGTGGCGTCCGCGTTCGATATCATCGGTCAGGCACACATGAAAACCGGCCAGGCGCAGGCACTGGCACAGGGCGTTAAGCTGGATATCAGCAACGATACCGCTAACGAGGTGAAGAAAACCAACGAAGAGCTGTACAAGCGGCGGCAACAGGAACAGGAAGCCGCACGTAAAGAGTTAAAGCTACAGAATGAAGTCTCCGCAGCGATTAAGGCTGGTGCTGATCCTAAAAAGGAACAGGCCCGCCTAACGAGTATTGTGTCGGCGCAGTTTAAGGCCGGAAAACTGACGGCAGACGAATACGCGCAGGCGCTTAAAGGCATTAACAAGCAGTATGGCGTAAAGTCCAAAGGGGCTGCGTATAGCGATAGTGAAGGCGTAAGGCGTCTGCAACAGTTGCAGCAACAATCCTCAGTGCTGCGCGCACAGGCGCAAGATACCGACAAACTGACCGAATCGCAGAAAAAGCTGGTGGCCTTCGATCAGGAGATAGCAGGCCTTCAGGGTAAGAAGCTGACCGCCGGTCAAAAAAGTCTGTTGTCCATGCAAGACCAGATCAGGGCGCAATTAACCGAGAATGTGGCGCTGGAAAAGGCAAGCCGCGAAAGGGAGATTGGCAAAAAACTGTTGGAACAAACCCGTAGCCTGGCGATGGAAACGGCCGCGAAACAGCAGGAATACGCCAACCGTAATGCGCAGATGACCATGTCCACTGACGCCTACGATCAGATGGTGGCTGAGCAGCAAATCAGGGAATCTTTCCAGCAACACCGCTTGCAGCTGGACAAGGAAGTGACTGACAAATCGTCCGAACAGTACATACAGCAGACGGCCATTCTCGCCAGTGAGCAGCAGAGGCAACTCGATATTGTCCGTAATGCTGCGCAGGAAAAAGCGGCTATCGAGGGCGATTACACTGCAGGGCTGAAAAAGGGAATGATGGACTGGTCAGCCAATGCCGGTAACGTTTATGGACAGGTGAAAGACGCTACCACCCGAACATTTGACGGCATGACCGGTATGTTGGCCAACTTTGTCACCACAGGCAAAGCCAGTTTTAACGACTTCGCCAAGTCTGTCCTGACCGATCTCGCCAGCATGATGATCAAGATGGCGATGTTCAACGCACTGAAAGCCGGAATGAACTTCTTCGCACCCTCCGGCAATGACCCAGGGCAAGTACCGATGTTCGCCAACGCCAAAGGAGGCGTTTATTCATCGCCGTCACTGAGCGCGTACAGCGGGCAGATCGTCAGCAATCCCACCATGTTTGCATTCGCTAAGGGCGCTGGCCTTATGGGCGAGGCTGGCCCGGAGGCGATTATGCCGCTCAAACGTGGGGCGGACGGTTCGCTGGGTGTGCGAGCTATTGGTATGCCTCAGCAGGCTGCTGCTGCACCGAACGTCTACATCACCATTGAAGGCGGCGGCAATGTGAATACTCAGGCCGATCAGGGCTGGGAAGAGTTCGGTAAGCAGATGGGCAATATCGCCGCGCAGGAAAGCCAGAAGGTCATCAACCGGAACCTGAAGCCCGGCCAGCCTATCTGGAAAGCAATCAAGGGGATGTAATGGCCATTAAGACTTTCAACTATCCGGCGCGCGTCAATGCCGCCGGTGATACCCGGTTTCGTATCAGGAAAGCTCAGTTCGGCGATGGTTATATGCAGGTTTCCGGTGATGGTATCAACCCGATCATTCGCTCATGGGATTTGACCTTTATCGGTAAGTACAGCTACATCACGTCTATCATCGCCTTTCTTGAAGATCATCAAGGGGTGAAGTCATTCCAATGGACACCTCCGACCAACGTTCCCGGCCTCTATCGCTGCGAAGGCTATAAGCCTGTCGCAATGGGCGGCGATAACTATTCACTGACGGCCACGTTTACCGAGGCCTTCCACGTTTAACCGAGATTAATCATGCTGAATACAGACCTGCAGAAGTTGGAGCCGGGCAACCGCGTTCGCCTTGTTGAAGTGGACGGTACGAAGTTCGGTGCTGATATTCTGCGTTTTCACAGCGACACTCTCCCCTATACGCCGGAGGAACTTGCCGCTGCTGGCGGTGACGAAACGAAACTACCCGCAAAATCGATCTGGTGGCAGGGCAAGGAGTACGGGCCGTGGCCGTTTTCCGTTGAAGGGCTAGAGATATCCTCCGACAGCCAAAGCACGGAGCCAAAATTGACGGTTGCCAATATCAACGGCCTGATCACTGCGCTTTGCCTTCAGTTTGAAGATATGGCGCAGGCGAAGGTGCTGATCCACGATACGCTGGTGCATTACCTTGATGCCCGAAATTTTCCAGAAGGGAACCCAACGGCTGACCCGGTGCAGGAAAAGCTACAGGTGTTCTACATCGATCGCAAGGCGACGGAAAGCGATGAAGCGGTGGAGTTCGAACTCTCCAGCCCGGCAGACCTGCGAGGATTGCGCATCCCGACCCGCCAAATCCACAGCCTGTGCACCTGGTGTTCACGTGGATGGTATCGCACAGGCAAGGGCTGCGATTATGCAGGCACGCGATACTTTGACGACAAGGGAAATCCGGTGGATGACCCGAGCAAAGACCGGTGCGGTGGTCTGCTGAGTGATTGCCAAAAACGTTTTGGTGAGACTGAGTCTTTACCGTTCGGCGGCTTCCCCGGCGCAGCGCTGATTAAGCAGTAGGTAATGTTATGAAAGAGAAAACCATAGCGGCCATTATGGCGCACGCCGAGGCAGAGTATCCGCGCGAGTGCTGCGGCATAGTGGCGCAGAAATCCCGCGTTGAGCGTTATTTTCCCTGCCGCAACCTGGCGGATAATCCCACAGAACAGTTTCACCTGTCGCCAGAGGATTATGTGACCGCTGCCGAGTGGGGGACGATCACAATGATTGTGCACAGTCACCCGGATGCCACCACGCAGCCGAGCGAGCTGGACAAAGCCCAGTGCGACGCGATGGAGTTGCCCTGGGCGATTGCAAGCTGGCCGGAGGGTGACTTGAGAACGATCATGCCGCGCGGGGAATTGCCGCTGATCGGTCGCCAGTTCGTGCTGGGGCATACCGACTGCTGGGGGCTGATTATGAGCTATTTCCGGCAGGAGCACGGCATAGCGCTCCAGGATTACCGCGTTGATTATCCGTGGTGGGAGCGGGGCGAAAATCTCTACATGGACAACTGGCACGACTGCGGTTTTCGGGAGTTCGACGGCCCACCGATGCCGGGTGACATGGTGATTATGCAGGTTTCCGCGCCGGTGGCGAACCATGCCGGTATTCTGCTCGAAGACGGTATGCTGTTACACCACATGTACGGCATGCTCAGCCAGCGGGTGCCTTACGGTGGTTATTGGAAAGAGCGAACTGTGAAGGTGCTGCGCCACAAAGAACTGATGTGATGCTATCATTCCACTTTTCAGATTAAGGAAAAGGGTAATGAAGAAAATTATCGCTGTAATTGCCACAATAATTTTGTCTAGCTGTTCAACTACGGCTAACGAACTTCGATTGACAACACCGGCTATCCAAGGCCATACAATTAAAACAGCGGATGCATATATTGGATGCGTCCTTAATGTTTGGAATGAAAAAAACACCATCTCACCAATTAACCCACAACCTACGAAGCATGGGTATACAGCTCAGATAAATGATATGTCTAGAGGTGTTGTAATGTTAATTGATGTGGAAAACACTGACTCTGGCAGCGATTTCTTATTTTATAAAAAACGCGATATGGACTTCTATGAGTCGGCAGTTAATGCATGTAAATAATATCTTGGTTTCTCGCTATATACCCGCCTAGGCGGGTTTTTTATTGGGGGTTATATGAGTTTTATCGAAGTGCCATTAAGAGTAATTCACTTCCACGGCCCGATGGTTAGGTTGTTTGGTGAAAATTTTAAATATCGTGCACACAATGTTCCAAAAGCTATCGATGCTATGAAAAATCTAATAGACGGATTTGAACGATATATGTTGGAAGCTCATAAGCGAGGGCTGACCTTCGCTGTATTTGTGGGGAAACGGAACGTTGGTCAAGATGAAATGGAGCTGACAAAAGGCACGGAAGACATTCACCTGGTGCCAGTGGTCATTGGAAGTAAACGTGCAGGGCTTTTTCAAACCATTGCAGGGGTAGCATTAATTGCACTGGCTGCTTGGAACCCAGTTATAGGTGGAGCGGCAATGATGTCAGCAACTACAGCAACTTCCGTTGGCCTGATGGGAGCCTCTCTTGCTCTTGGCGGCATTGTGCAAATGCTATCCCCTCAAGCTGGCGGACTGCGCATGCGCCAAGACCAGGACAACAAACCGAGTTATGCCTTTGGAGGGCCGGTGAACACAACGGCACAGGGTAATCCTGTTGGTGTGCTATACGGCACACGCGAGATAGGCGGAGCTATTATTTCTGCTGGTATTTACACTGAAGATCAACAGTAAGCTGTGGATGTAGGATTAAAGGCTGAAGAATCAGCCTTATGCGAGGTCGTATGTATTTGTTAAAATTACTGGAAAGCCTTCCCTTAAGGGAATGTGGGGCTAGCTCCTTCAGAGAGGGCGTTGTTCAACCTTTTTGTGGATTTAAAGATGTTGTTGAGCGTAGTGTTCAGAGCCTCCCATACTTCAACATCACCATTCCCATAAGCATTAAAGACCAACCTGATTCTGTAGCCGTTACTTTGGTCAGTAGGCAATGTGATGAAGTCTGTCGGCGCGAGTTGGATATCGACAAGGGCATTGAGGAAGTCGGGCCTTTCTACCTGCAAATAAAGCGATGACATTCTCATCAACCAGGTAGAGATATCCTTGCGACAGTTATACTGATGTTCTCTCAGAAAAAACTCTACACGACCATCAATTTTGTGTGTGAATTTAAATAATGAATCTGTGTTAGCTATGACGTTTTCTCTTAATGCACAATCATTGGTTTCAAAAGCTGATTCAGAGCCATTTATCCATTTTAGAAATTTATAGAATGTTTGAACTGCTTCCTTATCCTCATGGGGTTTAAAGTCTTCAAGTACTTCAGTTATAAGCTCTGGGTGTTCAATAAAGTTTGAGTAAAACCCAGATCTTTCGTTGTAAGCCGTTTTCCCCCACGGATGAGACCGTCTGTCTTTTTCCAAATCTCGTAATGGATCAAAGTTTATAAGCATTTCGTTTCCTTTAGAAAGGTATTCAGCCATCCATCTGATTTCAAACCACCATGCCTCTACATGGTCGTGCTGAGTCATTACAAGATAGTGCCTTAATTTTATCCGTAAACCCTGATATTTGATCAGTGTATTCACTACGCCGCTTATCGCGGCTTTTTTCATTGGTGCAATATGGACAATGTAACGATAAAAGGCCGCAAAGGCGGCGGTGGCGGTGGCCACACGCCGGTAGAATCGCCGGACAGCATTCAATCGATAGCCAGAGCGAAGATGTTATTTGCCCTGGGAGAGGGAGAGTTTGCCGGTGGGCTGGATGGCACAAACATTTTTGCTGACGGCACCCCCGTACTTAATGCCGATGGCTCTGAAAATTTCCCCGGCTTCCGCTGGGAGTTTCGCCCAGGAACGCAGGCACAGGAATATATCCAGGGTATTCCTGCTGTCGAAAACGAGATCACCGTCGGCACAGAACTGAAAAGCGGCACGCCGTGGGTGCGGTCAGTATCGAACCTGCAGCTTTCCGCTGTGCGTCTGCGCTTTGGCTGGCCGATGCTGCAAAAGCAAGAGGACAACGGCGACGTTAACGGCTACCGCATCGAATACGCCATTGATGTGGCCACCGATGGCGGCAGCTATCAGGAAATGTTAACGGCAGCAATCGACGATAAAACCACCTCGCTGTATGAGCGTTCTCACCGCATCAACTTACCGAAGGCCACTACGGGCTGGCAGGTACGCGTTCGCCGGTTGACGCCTAACGCCAACAGCGCCCGGATCGCCGACCGTATGAACATCGAGGCGCTGACCGAAATTATCGACGCCAAGCTGCGTTACCCAAACACAGCGCTGCTGTACGTTGAGTTCGACTCCAAACAGTTTCCGAATATCCCGAAGATCAGCTGTGCGCCTCGCGGACGGGTTATCCGCGTGCCTGACAATTATGACCCGGAAACGCGAAGCTATACCGGCGTTTGGTCGGGGGGCTTTAAGTGGGCCTACAGCGATAATCCGGCCTGGGTGTTCTACGACATTATTCTGGCTGACCGTTTTGGCCTGGGAGATCGCATCGACTCAACCCAGGTATCCGAGTCTGAACTGTACCGCATCGCGCAGTATTGCGATCAGCCGGTGCCAGATGGTCGCGGCGGTGATGGCATGGAGCCACGCTTTACCTGCAACGTTTACATTCAATCCCGCGAGGATGCCTGGACGGTGCTGAGCGATCTGGCGGGTATCTTCCGTGGCATGACCTATTGGGGACAAAACCAAATGGTCGCCCTGGCGGATATGCCGCGCGATATGGACTTCACCTATACTCGTGCCAACGTTATCGACGGCAAGTTTACCTATTCGTCGGCCAGCGAGCGCACCCGCTACAGCACCGCGATGGTCAGTTGGTCTGATCCGGCGAACCACTACGCCGATGCGATAGAGGCCGTATTTGATAGCGACCTGGTGCGCCGGTACGACGTGAACCAAACCGAGCTGACAGCGATCGGTTGTACCCGCCAGAGCGAGGCAAACCGCCGGGGCCGCTGGGCATTGCTGACCAACAGCAAAGACCGCACGGTTACTTTCTCTGTTGGCCTCGATGGCATGATCCCCATGCCTGGGCATATCGTCGGCGTGGCCGATCAGATGGTTGCCGGTCGGGTGATCGGTGGCCGTATCAGTGCGGTGGACGGTCGCAAGTTGAAGCTGGACAGAAAGCCAGGCGCTAAAGTCGGCGACCGCCTGATCGTTAACCTGCCTTCAGGTAAAGCGCAGGCACGCACCGTGCAGGCGGTGAATGATCGCGTGGTGACCGTTACCACTGCCTATAGCGAGATACCCGTGCCGGAGTCTGCCTGGTCTATCGACGCTGACGATCTGGCGGTGCAGCTCTACCGCGTGGTGGGTATCGCTGACAATGGCGACAACACCTTTACCATTAATGCAACCGAGCATGACCCGAACAAATACGCTCGTATCGATACTGGCGCGCGTATCGACGATCGCCCGATATCAATTATTCCTCCTGGCGTGCAAGCCCCGCCGAAAAACATCACCATCGACAGCTACTCCTCGGTGAGCCAGGGTATCGCCATTACCACCATGCGCGCCGCCTGGGGGGCAGTGGATAACGCGATAGCGTATGAGGCGGAATGGCGGAAAGATAATGGTAACTGGGTATCGATGCCGCGCACGTCTGCGTTGGGATTCGAGGTGCCAGGCATTTACGCCGGGCGCTACCTGGTGCGCGTGCGGGCCATCAACGCCAGTGACGTATCGTCTGTCTGGGCGACGTCGATGGAAACCTACCTGAAAGGGAAAGAAGGCAAGCCGCCGGTGCCGGTCGGCTTCAAGGCTTCTCCGTTACTTTGGGGTATCCAGCTCGATTGGGGATTCCCAGACGGGGCCGAGGACACGCTGAAAACCGAAATTCAGTATGCAGATAACGCCGCCGGGAATAACGCGATGTTGCTGGCCGATATCCCGTATCCGCTGCACACCCACACCATGACCGGGTTGAAGGCGGGGCAGGAGTTCTGGTTCCGCGCTCGTCTGCAAGACCGTACTGGCAACCAAGGCGACTGGACTGGCTGGATTAAGGGGCAGTCGAACGCTAACGCCGGTGACTACCTGGAGAGCATTGGCGATGGGTTCCTGACCGACAAGGACGGCGACCGCCTCACCAGTGATATAAACACAAACATTGAGGCTGAACTACAGAACGCGCTGGCCAACAACGCGACGGTTGAACACCAGTGGGCGCAGTACGGCACGGTGCGGGCTGACATCCTCATCGTGAAAACCACGATTGCGGAAGTCGATCGGGCAATGGCCGAACTGTCTACGCAGGTGCAGGCGCAAATTGATGACGTTACAGCGGTACTGGAGGACAAGCTGACGGCCACGGTTGATGCCGACGGCGCAACGGCAATCCACACACTGAAAGCTGGTGTGAGGGTTAACGGCGTGTTCTACAACGCGGGCATGTCGATCGCCGTGCTGGCGGAAACCGGCAAACCCGTTATCACGCGCATCGGATTTAACGCCAATCAGTTCGTGCTGATGAGCGGCAGCGGCGACACGCAATACTCGCCGTTCGCAGTGATTAATGGCCAAGCATTTCTTAGTGATGCGTTTATTCAATATGCATCCATTGACACTGCTCATATTAAGGATGGGGCCATTGTGAATGCAAAAATCAGTGGTTTCATTCAGTCAGATGATTATGTTGCAGGCGTTCGTGGTTGGCGCTTAGATAAAAGCGGCGCAGGGGCTGGTCAAATCCAGATTAACGGCGGCGACGGTAACGGGCGCATGGAGATACGCGGCGACCAGATCAATGTTTATGACGCTGGCGGTAATCTGCGGGTGAGAATGGGGAGGTTGTAGCGTGGCGTATGGCCTGTGGATGAATGGCAAAGAGCTGGCGGCGGTTAATAGCATTTCACTATTAGTCAACGATAAAGAACCCTGGGCGGATGGCAATAAACAAAAAGTTTACACCCCGCCTGATTACGTCGCTGGGAACCCGGTATTTCTGGTTGGTCAGACCGGGTATATATTCGGCAGTCAGACAACTCCCCCGTCTTACGGCGGGGTTACTGGATGGCGAACTGATGGGAGTAGGATAATTGTTGATTTTACCAATGCAAATCAGCAGGCCTTCTTTACCGAGTTCAGCATATACCAGGTTCAACCGCCGCAATCAGTTTCCGGTACGTATGGAATAATGATTCAAAACTCGGTGGACTGGATGAGCATTAACAGTTCGTCCAGGCTGGGTTTTGTTGCCTGGAAAGGGGAAGTGACGATTAACGGCAAATGGACATTGCCAGTCGTTCAAAACGATAATACCAAGGTTGTCTTTGTACGGTGCGATGACCCCGGCGTTTCTATTTACCATGCTGTGCAATATAACGAATTAACGGTATCGCGTGATAATGGTTCGGGTGAAGCGGTGTTAACCACAGCCAATGTGAAAGTGGTCATTATGAACAGCGGTTATTACCCACCGACGCCACGCGGTTACGGAATGGTGATTAAGAACGCTGCCGGTAATAACACATTCACCAGCGATACAGAGCCGTTAGTCTGGGATGGTCGCTCGGTTAATGTCGGCAGGAACCCAGAGGATTTGGTCGATACGGGGATAGCCAAGCCAATGATCCCCCTGGCCGTTAATGCATTTATGCGTGGCGATTCTCAAGGTAGCGGCGGGGTTTATAACTACTACAGCTGCGGCTATCGGTTTAACGGCAGCGCCGTTCAATTCTGGCGTTCTGAATCAGGGAGAAAAATACAGACCCAGTGGAATACCTCAAACCGATGGTACTCGTCACAGATGCCGCTCATGGTTATAAACGCAGCCCATTACTTCTAACAACCGGCCACTGAGCCGGTTTTTTTATGCAACGATTTAGGAGAGCATCATGCCCGCAGGCACTCTTACCCTAACGAACAACTCCGCCGTAGTGAAAGGTACGGGGACAGCGTTCAATACCGAGCTGAAAGCCGGTGATTTCATCGTGAGCGTTGTCGGCGGCGTAACCTATACGCTACCGGTGAAAACCGTTGATAGCGCCACACAGGCGACGCTGATTAAAGCCTATGACGGCCCAACGCAGGCGGGCGCAGCATGGTATGCCGTACCGCGCGACGCGATGAACACCATCACCGCCCAGCTGGCCGCAGAGACGGCGAAAGCGCTACGCGGGCTGAACCTCGATAAAAACAACTGGCAACAGGTATTCAGCGGCACCGGAAACATTACGGTGACGTTACCTGACGGCAGCACTTACACCGGCCCGGCCTGGAATACTTTTACCGCTGCATTGGAAAATAAAGCCGCTAAAGGGTTAAACAACGATATAACCCAGCTGAAGGCATTGAGCACAGCAATCACAGTTGCGCAGGGAGGCACGGGAGCAAAAGACGCTGCTACTGCACGCACAAATCTTGGCCTTGGCAACTCTGCGACCAGAAACATCGGCACAACATCAGGGACTGTTGCCGCTGGTGATGATGTGAGGCTGGGGACCATAGACAATAAAACCGGCGGGCTGATTACCAGTGCAGTACGAATTCAGGGAACGGGAAGCATCATATCGAATGCGTGCACGGCGATAGGCTGGGATGGTTCCAATGGCGTCAGTGAATTCGTCAATAACCGAGGACAGGGAACTGGGGGGTTCAGATACCGTATCGCAAATGCAACAGGCGGGCTGGTAGTGGCATTTTCAATGTCATCTGATGGGAATGCCTATGCTGCGAACGGGAAATGGGTAGAGAGTTCAGATATAAGAATTAAGGATAATGTTCGCCTCATAGAAGACCCACTTGGGAAAATGAAAAAGCTGCGCGGCTATATGTGGAATCTTAAATCTAATGGAAGCGCAGGTGTTGGTTTTATTGCACAAGAAATACAAGAAGTGTTTCCCGAATCAGTGTTTATTTCCGGCGACATGGAGTTGAGTGACGGCACGATTGTAAAAGACGTTCTAGCCCCAGACAGTTCAGGTGTTTCAGCTGGACTACATCACGAAGCGATTCTTGCGTTGATGGAAAAAATAGAACGACTGGAAGCTGCAATGGATAACCTGAAAAAATAAAAAGCATGGGGATTATTAAATGGTATTAATCAGCGGAGTTTTAAAGGGGCCTTACGGTGATTCTCGTTCTGGCGTAACTATTACTATGCGCTCAATGAAAACATCATCCACGGTGTTGAATTTGGCAAAGTCGCAATCTGTCACCGATGATACGGGCCGGTATTCGCTTAATGTAGAGCCTGGTGCCTACGAGGTGATTGTGTCAGTTTATGGCGCACAACCGGAGCGAGTAGGCACGATAGAGGTTTATACCGACTCTCTACCCGGTACGCTCAATGACTTCTTGCGCCGCCCTGGTGAAAATGACATTACACCGGAAATTGTGCAGACGGTCGATCGCCTGCGTGCTGAGGCGGCTTTGTCCGCTGATAAATCAGCGGCCTCGGCAGCAGCTGCAAAAGTCAGTGAAAACAATGCGGCGGTTACGCTAGCAAGTGCGTTAAAGCCTGGGGATTATGGGATAGGTGGGAAGGGGGTAAATACTGGGTGGGATATAGCGCTTTCTTCAGCGAAGGGGCAGTTTTTAACTGCGGGAAATACCGCGGCAAACGATGGCCCAGCCCCCACTACCTCGGCATTTATGGGGATCAATATAGCGCATACATCGCTTGCTAACTATGCGTTCCAGATCGCATCTCGCGGAAATTTTGGTCTGCATTACAGAACGAATGAAAATGGTACTGTAGCGCCGTGGGCCAGGGTTTGGGATACCCGCAATACAACCGTAGACGCCAACGGCTTCATCAAGAAAGCGTCTCCGATCGCCAGACTGTCTGGCGCGCCGGAAAAGATGGCTGATGACTACCTGGACGGTTTTACATTGTCGGGTTATGCGGCTGTTAACGGTGAAGCTGAGGGGGTATCAGCTGAACGTGTTTCAGTTGGCGTTTACAAAGTCACCGGCGCTTTAGGTTTTGCGGAAGAGGGCTGGAACATCGAAGTGCCGCAGGACGTGAACGGCAACCGTCTGTGCTTTGTCTCAGCCAACACCGGCAAGGATGGCACAATCTATGTGAAGGTCAGCAAACGCCGTTTTGACATCGACACAGCCGCGATTGTGGCCGGTGAACCGATGGATATTCCGGCGGGGCGTTGGATTGATCTGCGCCTGGAAGTGCCTGTGCGCGAGGTTGAAGAAGCACCGGAAGCAGTCGAGGAAACTGCCGCTCTTGAAAATGGGAACGTTGACCCTATCTAAAATCCGCTGCCCCGTCGCCGGCCTCGTAGTGTTCAGTCAGGTTGAACATCGGCAGGGGCAGCGCTAATAGAGCCAACGACCCGCCTTAGCGGATTCAGCAAACATGCGGACTGTTAAAGGTTTTCTGGTTTTATTCACGTCCGTTTTTTTATATTTAAACAAACGTTCGCAGAAGGATAAATTTTCCCAAGGGTAATAAATAGACATGTCGATAACAGACACATCAACTCCGAATTTTTCATCGTAGTCATTGATTGCATATGGCAATTCATCACCTTCAGCGTATTCTTGGAGTGGGGTATCCAATTCTAGATGCTCGACTTTTCCCGCCCAAGATACAGGAGTAGAGAGTTCTTCACGAAAAAACTCTAAGACTTCCTCGTCAGTTACCATAATTTATCATTACCTCTCGCAATGCTGTTGTATCTCGTCACAGAACGGAATGCTATTTCTGTTACATCTTTTGCAAGAATTATCCAGCCAACGACGGGGACTGCACGTCCGACAAAGGTTCCGATTTTACGGGTCAGGATGATTTTCATCGTGGATGGTGGGTACCCGCCTACGACAGAAGGTAATTTTAGATTGCCGGGAAAGGTTTTATTACCGAACGCCTTGCGAGCGCCACGGGATGCATATGACGTATCGGCAATGTTGCCTCTAAATTTACCACGCGTTTTGGAAATATTCAGACCTGACAGAATCGCAACGACAGCGCCAAAATCATCAACCCCTAGCTGTTCAGCTACCTGCTCACAGAAAACCATAAAGAAAAGTTCGCCGGCGCTTAAATTTACGCGCCCTGCATAGAAATATGTTCCGCCCAACTCCTCAACCGTATCCATTACATATCCTTGTCAATTGGCTAGGTTGTAACATAGACAACCCTGTCCAAGGTTTCAATGCTAAAGCTGAAACCAGTCATCTGCGCTTTCCCACGTTTCCTGCAATATTTCCTCGATCTCTTCGCGGTCTGCCGGAGTACCGTTACGCACTGACAGCCCATCCATGCCTGCTAGACGAACGGTAGCTTCAATATCAGCAAACTTCCTCTGCAAGCGTTCGTTCAGTTCGATAGCTAATGCCGAAGCTGCGCCTGGCGGAAGCTGCTTGCTCTTGTCCACTCGAACCTCAACATAAATTCGCATTGCTCCTCCTTGAAAACAAAGAACACCCGGTGCTCATGATTATAATCAATGAGTTGTCTTTGTCATGCTCCGAGTTTGTCTGCCTTTGTGGTGCCGCTGAACCGACTTTTTCGTCTCATGAACCCACCCATGGGTCGGTTCAAAACAAAAAATAATCTTGATTAAATTCATTGCGTTAGTCGCGTGAACCGACTGAACCTACCGAACCCACCACCTTCTGGTTATATATGGGGGATTTTTGAGGAAAGAAATCCATAATCGAAGTGTTAAATTGGCGGTTAAAAAACAATCATCTTGCCAGTTTGGATGATGACCGATGGAATAATATTGCAGGGTGTTCACAATTTCCTGTGGGGTACGTGGTGGGGCCGAAAACTGAATTTCACCGATTTTTAATTGGTTATTTTCAATAAAAATCAATTTGTTGTGTGTTTAATATCCTGTTTGCGTCATTGTCTTCACTTTTTGCGCGTACTAAAAACGCGCAATGATACGGGGTTTTACGCTGGAGCTCCACGTATTCCTAAAGCGGCGGCAAAGTCACAGTTTTTTTAAGGATAAAGGCCATA